TTGATGCCAAGACCAGAGAAATTAACGAGCTTGAGGCAGAACTTAATCGCTTGCACATTGGCCGCAGGCCAAAATTTGCCGAAGACGACATTTTCAGCAAGACCAACGTCATGCGTACGGCCATCAACCAAGGCGACTTTGAGACTGTCCTTGAAGTGGCAGAGCCCGTTACAGAAGAAGTCCGTGCAGAAAAGAAACAGGCGTCAGACGCACAGCGCACAGTTCGTGATAACTTGATTAAGTCTTTAGATGAGCGCTTGAACTTGGCTGGCACAAAGCGGACTCGCGTTGCTGACGAAGATACTTACCAGCGCACAATGGACGAGATTGAGGCGCTTGCGCGTCACGTTGAGTTTCCCCAAGGCAATGCCAAGAAGTCCGTGCTCCAAATGTTGCAGGACGTTACAGACGAGCATGCGCGTCTTGAGAAGCAATTAGAGACAGGCATAGCCAGTCCCACGTTGGGCGAGAAGACAGCCGCACTGCAAGCCAAACTAGGTAAGGGCAAAGCTCCTGCCGTTAATCGTCAGATGGATGCAAGCGAGCGCCACAACGTACGCCGCAAGATGGACTCGTTGGTTAAACGCTACAACGCAATCGAAACAAGCAAGGTTGCCCCGTACCGCGAAAAGATTTATTCCTTGTACAACGGCATGTTCAAGACAGAACCTGCTCAAACATCAGACCAACTTAAAGCGGCAAAAACTGCCGAGTCTGCTCGTCAAGTCGAGTCTACAAAGAAACGTGATACGTCAAACTGGAAAGCACCGCTTGTAGAACCCGCACCTACTGGCGCAAGGATTAGCCGTGCCACAACTACAGCCAAGCGTGTTAATGCCGGAGACTTACGCAAAGAAGCCATGAAGACAGCGGAACTGTCTCAACTGGCGCGTGAGTTGGGAGAAAAGACACCTGAGTACGAAGCCTATGCTGCCGACACTGCTAAGCGCCTAAGTAAGCTGGTTGACAAGTACGGCAAAGACGACAAGGCCGTTAATGCGTACCGCATCGAGCTTTCAACCGAGCGTCCTATTAAAGCGGAAGAGCTTGGCCGTAAGTCGCCTGAGTACAAGAAAGCTTTAGATGCGCAGGCTAAGAAGCTTAGAGAAGCCGTTGCGCCTACTGGCGATCTTAAGGTTCAGTCTAAACGCACACCGCAAGTAACGCGTAAAGCAAGCGGTGCCCCCGGCCAGTTCCGCACTTCTACAGAAGAAAGCAAGACCGAGACAGAGCAACGCGTTCAGCGCTACAACCGCCTTAAAGGGATCAAGAAAGACTTTGACGAGGGCATTGCCTCTGAGAGAGAACTACCAGCCCGTGGCGTAGAGGGCGTAACGCCTGACCTGACAGAAGCCCAAGTCACTGCGCTTGAGAACAACGATGTTCGCAAAGCCCTGAACGACATGGCCAAGGATCCCCGTACAAGCAAACTAAACAGCATCGTGGCAACACGCTTGGCGGCTATTCTTGATACCACTCAAGTTGTTTTGAAAGACCAAGTCTTTGACAACGAAGGTAACCCCGTGTTTGGTGCAGCCAACATCAAGGGCAACCGCATCACACTGAGCCGAGATGGTGGCCTGTCACAAGAGATTTTGTTACACGAAGGTACACACATTGGTGCTGAGCGTGTGATTCTCCAGTACGAGACTGATCCATCTAAGCTGACCGAGATTCAGCGCGTAGCTGTACGCGAGTTGATGGCCATCCATGCCGCAGTCAAGAACGATCCACGCATTACCAGCACCAACGCCAAGGGCAGTCTGTCTGAGTTTGTGGCTGAGATCATGTCTAACCGCGTGTTGCAAGAGCAGATGCGCACTAAGCGCTGGAAATTGTCTGACGCATGGGTTGGCTTTAAGAGCGTCATCTTACGCATGTTGGGTATTGATAGCCCAGAGACAATGTTGGGCGCTGCTCTGCAGTCTGTCGATGCTATTTTGGTTCCTGCCAGTGCCAAGGTTGAAGTCAAAGCCCCCAAGCGTAAGCTGGCGCAGAAAGACATTGCTGCACTCTATACCGGCAGTAACTCGATGAAACAGTTTGCCGAACAGTTTGGCCCTGACATTAAGCAGAAAGACCGCACAGTAGAAGACGCAGAGCGTATTGGCACTGAGTACATGGACAAGATGTACAACGAGCCGTACGACTATGTACAAAGAGCAGACCCAGACAAGCTTGACTATACGTCTGCCACCATCATGTCTGACGGCAAGAAGTTTGACCCTGACAATGCTCTGCACTATGTTGAAGCTGACGCGGCGGTGTTTGCTAACTTGAAGGCACAGGAAGACTGGGATTTGCGTGACAGAGAAGCCGTGGCAATTAACCGTCAACGCAAAAAAGACTTGAAGTCTTTAATTAAAAACTTGATGGACGAACCGTTTTATACCGTCGTTGAGCAGGCGTTGGTGGCAAGAGCCGCGGCTAAATACGCTGTGCTGTCGGACAAAACAGGCCGTTTGCGTTTAGCCAACATTGAATCCAACAACCGCCACAACATCGCTGTTGTAAGCGCGGACGATGCTGGGCTTGTCATTCAAGAATTACGTGCGGGCAAAGGTTTAAAGCAAGCTTTCCTTGATGGCATGCAAAAAAATGCTGACGAAAACGCTAGAAAAAATGGCAACAAGAATGGCTGGCAAAAATTTGTGCAGTCTAAGGACGAGAAAGATGCGATTGCACTTAACGCTGGCGCAGCCGGAACCCCTTGGTGCACAGGCGCTAGCGTAAGCACGGCACGCGGACAAATTGAACGCGGCGATTTTTACATCTATTATCAAAACGGTAAGCCTGAAGTTGCTGTACGCATGGACGACTCCGACAGAATTGGCGAAATTCGGGGCAACTCACCTAACCAAGCGCTGAGCAAAACGCAACAAAACATTGCGTTTAAGTTTTTGCAAAGCAATAATTTTACCAACACGGATAAATACACCGGGGAGTTTGCGCGTAAGCAACAGCTAGTTGATGTGTTAAGCGACAAGTACCAACTGACTCCCCAAGAGTTGATAGCTTCGCCAGTATGGAACATACTTAAAGGCACTGGTGATTTTGACAAGTACAAAATTAAAAACTTGCTTAACTTTAAAGTCGTTGATGGTTATGGTGGCCGACCCCCGGCATCAGACCAAGTGGTTAAACAGATTGAAGACAAACTCATGTCTGCATACGAAAATGCGTATGAACAAGGGTACTTTATTGGCGGCACACTGAGCGATAGTAAGAGCACTCAGACTTTTGAGCTTGGTAACAAAAAATACGAAGTAAGTACCGATCAAATAAAAGCCGTTAACGAAATCCATGCGCAAGCGGCGTTTGAATTTAGAAGAAAAAAACTACCACACCAAATTACATACCCAAATCTTGAGTTTGTTAGCAGGATTGCAGCGTTTAGCGGAGTAAAACTTGAACTGCCAAACGTGCAAAAGGTTTCTGAAATTGTTGCTTTTGGCGGTAAAGATTTGGATGGCGGTGCTCTGCCTTTGCAAATTGATTTAGCGCCAAACAGTATTGTGGAGCGCATACGTGCGTTTGGCTCAGAGACGTCGGACATTACAGTCACAGGTGCTACGCAGTTTGTAAACGTGGGGCTGTATGACAACTTTAACGGCTTGAACCTCACAGCGCCAGACGCGCTGTATGTACGTGAAGAAAAAGTTACCGGTCTTCCCGGGCGGTTTGTTGAAACCTTTGAAATGTCTGTGAAGTACATGCTGGATGCGCACGTTAAAGAAAAAACAGGCAGTAAACCTGACCGCGATGATTGGGAAATACCCAGCGGTGTAATGTCAAGCAAAATGCAAAAACTATACAACGCGTTTTTTGACAAGCTGTTTGCGGACATCCAAAAAGGGATGAAAACTGCTCCGGGCTATATGGGCCTTGGCCCAGAGATAAACGAAATAATAGTTGCAGAAGGCAAAGACGGCACTGTTAATGAGTATATTGACTTAATGGGCTCGCTTACGTTTAACGACAAAGTGTCAATGGACGGTTCGTATCTCTCTGATGATGATGCTATAAAAATGATGAAGCACGTCAATCAGCTTTTGCCTGAAATTCGTCGCGTTGGCACAACTCCCGGAACATTTACAGCACCCAAGATGATTGCCGAAGCACCGCCCGTACAGGCGTTGACTGAGACAGACGACCCAATTCGCTACGCTCCCAAGCCTAGTGCGCCGGGCTATGAAGATGCGCTTGAGACTGTCAATCAAATCATTGCTACGCCTAAGACAATCCGTCAGCGGGTTGAGGCTAACCTTGGTTTGGCGTTCCGCACCCAAGTGCTTGATCGTTTGGCTCCGCTTGAGAAGGTGGCCAACGAGATGCTTGAGCCCCTGAAGGGCATGCAAATGATGTACTACTTGCGTATGTACGATCAGCGTATGTCTTACACACAGCAGGCCGTTGGCGTTGGTGTGCCCCAGCGTGTGGCTAAGACGCGTGCCGATGGCCAGACCGAATACGTCATTGAGAGCGTTGAAGGCCCAAGTTTGGCAAGCGTTGTTGGTATCCTTAAAGATACGCCCAACATGAACGCTGAAGCGGCTAACCGTTTGTTCACCATGTATCTGCTAGGCAAACGTGCCGAGCGTGTGGGCTACGACAAGCTGAACTTTAAAGTGCCTGAAGCTGAGCTTCGCGCTGTGGTCAAGCAGATCGATGGTGACGAGGCCGTGCGTGATGTCTTTACTAAAGCCCGTGATGAGTACAACAGCTACAACAAAGGCTTGATGCAGTTGGCCATTGACTGCGGTGCAATTACCCCAGAAGAAGGCGCTCGTCTGTCTGCCAGCAACGACTACATCCCGTACTACCGCGAACAAAACGGCAACGCTGTGTTAGTCATTGGCGGCGAAGGTGTCGTGAAGATTGGTAACTTGCGTGAGCAGCCGTACCTGAGAGAGTTGATTGGCGGTGAAGACAAGGTGCTGGACTTTATGACCAGCTCTGTCCAGAACACATCGATGCTGATTGACATGTCTTTGCGCAACCTTGCCGCTAAGAACGCCATGTACGAGTTGGTTGGCTTGAAGCTGGCTAACTTCCTTGGCGCGCCTACAGCCGGCAAGGACATCGTGACGTTCAAAGACAAGGGCGTTGAGAAGTACGTGCAAGTGGCAACCAACGAGATTGGCATCCCGTCTGACCTGTTGGTCAAAGGCATGGAAGGTATCCCGCTTAACAACACAGGGCTGGTGGCTGCCATGGGCATGCCTGCTACGTTCTTGCGTAGAGCCGTTACGATGTCTCCGCTGTATGCGTTCCGTCAGCTAATACGCGATTCTGTAGCGGCTCCGCTGTTGTCGGGTGCTAACTTTACTCCTGTCATGGGCGCGATCAAAGAGCTTGGCGCATCAGCTACAAAGACTACGCTTGAGCGCAGGGGCATCACAGGCGGTCAAATTTTTGTGGGCACAAACGAAGACCTGACTAAAATCTTGCGTGACTTGCAGTCCGGTAAAACACTTAACTGGTCAACTCTGATTAGTAAGGCCGAAGGCTTGTCAATGGAAGCAGACGCGGCTACTCGACGCGCTCAGTACAACAGCTACCTTGAGCAAGGTTTGTCAGAGATGGAAGCTACGCTGATGTCTCTGGAGTCCATGAACTTTAACCGCCGAGGTGTGTCGTCTGGCGTAGCGTTGGCTTCCAGATTGATCCCCTTCTTCAATGCCCAGTTGCAAGGCTTGGACGTTTTGTATCGGGCGTTTCGCGGCAAGATGCCCATGGACGAGCGTTTGCAAATCCAAAGCAAATTGCTGCAACGTGGTTCATTGTTGGCGCTCACAGCCGTTGCGTACACCTTGCTCATGCAGGACGACGAGACTTACAAGAACGCCAACCCTGATGAGAAGTACGGCAACTTCTTTGTGCATGTGCCTGGCATGGAAGGCGCATTGCGTATCCCCATTCCGTTTGAGGTGGGGTATATCTTTAAAGGTATCCCCGAGGCGCTTATCAATACCATGCGTTCAACGCAAGGCGGTGAAGAGGCGTTCAAGGCGTTCAAGTCTATTGCGCTTCAAACCATTCCGGGCGGCACATCGTTGTTTTTGCCTCAAGCCCTCAAGCCGTTTGTCGAGAACGTGTCCGGCTATTCGTTCTTCTCAGGGCGTCAGCTTGAGTCAGCCAAAGAGCAGATGCTTGAGCCTGCATATCGCTATCGTGACAACACCACAGAGATAGCCAAGGGCATCGGTAAGATGTTTGATGTCTCGCCTATCAAGGTCGAGAATCTTGTGCGTGGGTACACAGGCGGCATGGGCTTGGCGTTCTTGCAGGCGCTTAGCTTGGCGGTTCCAGTCAAGGGCGGTACGCCCGAGCAAGCCGCTAAACGTCTGTCTGATTTGCCAGTTGTTGGTGGGCTGTTCCAACCCGAAGACGCAGGCGGCAGGATCAACGCCATGTACGAGCACATAAAAGAAGCCCGTCAGGTGCAGAAGACCTTTGAGGACTTAGTCAAGGACGGTAAACGCGCAGAAGCCAAAGAGTACTTGCAAAAGAACATCGGCACGTTTGCGCAGGCTACGATGGCGGGCAACGTAGCTCAGCAGATGAACATGTTGTCTCAGGCAGAAACGGCCATCAAAGCGTCTGACATGCCCTCAGAGAAGAAGCGCGAGGAGCTTGATAAGATTCGTCAGATCAAAATCAAGGTTGCGACTTTGGTGCGGGAGACTTTCGATAAAACCAAACCCCAGTAAAGCCGTTATGGATGCCTGTGGTAGCACGGGCATCCAGTATTCTCAGCAACACGGCCTTCTTCAAACCTAGTTCACGCACGACTTCCGTATCAAGGCAGGGGACAAAGAACCCCTGACCCTTTTCAACTTTCGTCCACGGGAACTGGATTGAGGATGTCTTCATTTAAGTCTTCAACTCGCCTTCTGATCTTCATAACCGCTACGCGCATCTGGGGGCCTTTGGTCTTGGCCATCATGTCTTTCTTGACGTACTCGACCTGAAACTGATCCTCAAGCTGGCGCTTAAAGGAAGTGTAGCCAAAGCTCATGGATGCGCAATAGGACTTGAGCAGTTGCTCCTCAATAAAGTAATCGATGTACTTGGGCGTTAGCTCATGCTCGACACGGCCTAGCACCTTGTTACGGGTGATGGAGATGTCAATCTCTTTGCCGCTACCCAGTTCTGCCATCAAGCCGCCAGTGCTAGGACGAATCACCACAAAGCTGCCATAGCTGTCACGGGTATAGGCGTTCAGCACATCTTCAGCCGTGCGCACACTGCTCTTCATACTAGCCCGCATGTTCTCCACAACCTTCTTAAAGGCGTTGATGATGGGGCGGTAGGGTATCTCAATCACGCCAAGCTCTTTAAACGCTTTCAAACCGCAGACAGTAGCACCGATACCCGCCATCCAAAAGCGCTCGTCATTGGTGGCATTAAACTCTTTGTACATGGCAGTCACGGCACTGCTGACCATCTCAGGGAAGGTAGCCGCATTGTCGGCAAGGTACTGCGCCAAGGCAAAGCCTGCTACGCCATAGTTGTGCTGAAGCGATTTGATGATCTCAATCTCATGGGGTTCCCAAGTCAACTCATCCTCAAGCACAAACTCCAGTAAGCGGCGCAGTTCACCCTCGGATGAATGGTTGCGTCCACCTGTCAGGTAGTCCACGATGTGGGTGTTAGACGACATGATGGCGTTGGTCATCCATGTGGACAGGTTCAAGCGCTCTTTGTTGGAGCCAGACTCCATACGCTCCTTGCCACGGCCTTCGGTCATGTCGAGCAGGAACTCAGGCAACCACTCAAAGTCCTTGCGGTTCTTGGATGTGATCTCGTCCGTGATAAGCGGGTGGCTGTTGAGCAGACCCAAGCGCTGTTGCATGGCCACAGGAGATGTGCTCTTACCTGTGCGGTAGTGCGTTGGGTGTCCCCATACTGAGGCCGCGGCTTCCAAAGACAGAGACTTACCCGTCCCCGACTCGGTGGATGCGCAGTGGTACGTCATGCCGTAGATACCAGTGAAGCGCATGAAAGGCGCTCCAGCACCGACAAGCAAAATGGCCAAGTGATTCCACATCTTCTTAGCGATCAGCATGTTGACGAAGGCTCGCCAGTTGTCTATCGATCCCTTGGGTTCGGTGTTGACTGTGATGTTCTCAAGACCGGGCATTGGCACCTTGATTGGCGGCACACCCTTAGAGAAGATACGCCCTGCATAGACGTACGTATTGTCTGCTTGCCAGCCGTAGCTGTCGGGAACCTTAACGGCTACCTTGTTTGTACTAGATTCTTCCACGCATGCCCTCACATATTCAAATAAGTTTTTGTCATTGTTTGATCCAAATGCTGCAACCACGTTTTGGCTTGCCAGCGCCTTAACTGTTTCATCCCTGCTAACCACAGCCCTCTGGGGCATCACTACATTCACAGCGCCTTCAGGTTTGAGCGCAATCATGTGCACTGTGTGATCGCCATTGCTGTTGAGGATGTCCACCACGAATAACTCGTAGGGCAACAGCATCACCTGCTTTTTAGTTTTAGCTCCATCAGCGTCCTCGACTGTGCGCTCCATGAAGATGCCCCCGTTCGTGCCGTAGGCATAACCCCTTGGCGGTGTCGGGCGCATGACCTTGATGGTCTCTTTGGCTGTGGCACTGCTCTCGCTCTGCACAGCGACTTCAATTTCTTTCTCCTCGATCTCCACCGATGTCTCACGCCCCAGTAGCAGAGGGTTGGTGATCTTGCCCCAGTGTGTACATGATGGGCATATACCGGGGTTCTCGGAGTCCATCTTGATGCAAGGGTATGGGCCTTTGATGTTCTGAAGCTTTTGGTTCATGCGCTCAGACTCATACGGGTGCATCTGACTGAGCCACACTGCCGCCTTGTTGCCATCCTCACAGACTTTCGTCCATGACAGCAAGCCTCTCCAAATTGGCTCCATGCCTTCTTCGGTTGCGTGTTCAACGTAGTGCGCAAGCTGGTTGCAACCCTTTGCGTTTTGCGTGGCCAGCCAAATTGGTTTGAACTTGGTCACGCTGTTTTCAAAGAGTTTGACACTGGTCGTTGACACAGGGGCGGCAGAGGGGCGAGTACCCGCCAACTCCAGCTTCGGCACGACCTGCGTCTCGTACACAGAGCCAACGAGCTTGTCACGAATCAACTCAGCCAGTATGTCGAAGCTGAAGATGTCACCCTCAGACAGTATGCGCACGGGGCGCGGTGTTGCGTACTTCTTCTTGAAGTTGGTAGTGCCGGGCACACGCAAGACTCGGGCGGCATCTGCCGTCACGGTCATGTCGATAGCCAAGCTCTCCTGTTTGCACAGGCGTTTGAAGTTCTCCGCGACAGGCTTCCAAGACTCGATAGGCACAGCCTCAGTCAGTGGCCAGTAGCAGTGCAAGCCGCCACCAGAACCCACCACATAGGGCGTACCCAAGGCATCTAAGCCCGTCTTCTCCAAGAACGCATTAAGCGCAAGGGCGGCATCTTTCTTCGATGCGTACCCGTCCATGTCAATGAACAGGGCTTTTACAAACCTTGCGTTTGCGGCAGTGCGGTTGTTCTCCTCGCCAAAGGTAGCCAAGGCAAAGTAAACGTCACACTTGTTCTGATGCCAAGTTTCAATTGGCTCAGTGGTCTGATCGAGCGTGTCAACAAAGGCATGCTCTTTCTTCTTTGTAAGCTCTGCTACGCAGTACCGACCAAATTCTGGCGGTGGCAGAACAACCGCTAAAAAATTAAGCGGGGTCATTAAAGTCCTTGCGGTTAGAAGAGTTCGAGTTGTTGTGCGTCTGTGGTGGCGGGGCGTTCCATGATTGGGTAACCCGCAAGGCGGCTGAGTAATTCCATCTGCCAGTTCTTGGGCAAGCCTTCAGGCGCGTGCACCATGTCTTCAGCAAACCGAATCAGTTCTTGCGTGGTGAGGGATTGAGGTTGTATTCCGTACATATTTTTCTCCATGCCTCTTCTGCTGAGTGAGAGGTCTTCATTATGTGAGTTAAGAATTCGACGCGGTCACGATAGGCCACAAACACTTCCGTGCCTGTAAACCAGTTGTAGACAGTCTGTCGAGAGACGCCAAGCGCATAGGCAATCTTCGTGACCGGAAAGTCATGGTGGATCGCCCAACGCCCAAGCTGGTTGCCCAGAGACTTGGGTGTCTTCGCTACTTCGTCAATGATTTTTTGTGAATAGGCCATGTTTTTAAAGGGGGCCGAAGCCCCCTGTGTGCTTACTCATCGTCCCAATCAGCAACGATGTCGGCCAGCTTGTTTTTCTTAACTGGGACGGACTCAACCTTGGTTGCGGTTTTGCGCACTTCGGGTTCTTCTTCGGCCTCAACCTCAACGGCCTTGGCTTTCTTGGGCTTGGCGGCTTTGGCACGTTCAGCCGCGATCGCGGCGTCTTCGTCTTCTTCCATCATCTCCCCCATGGGGCGCTTGCCTTCGATAGCCAACGGAGCAGGGGTGCTAACGCCATCAGCGGCGGCAGGGGTAATGGCCACGGCCTTCTCAGCGTCCGTGGACTTGGACTGCTCAACGGCTGTTACGTACTCGTCATTAGTCAACCAACGCACAGGGGCGAAGATCAGCTTGGGTGACTCAGCCTTGGTGTCGAACTTCATACGGGTCACGATGGCGTCCAAGTTGACAGGAGGAGTCTGAGCCGCCATGTAGCGAGCGTAGGCTTGCAGTGGGCGCTTCTCGCCGTCTTCCTTGCCAAAGATGGATGTGGCAGGCAGGGTGACCTGCAAGACATCACCTGACGGGTTGTTAGCCAAGACCACAGCCAAGCGCTGTTGGTAGCGGCAGGCACGGCTTTGACCATTGCCAGACCCAGCGATGTTCTGTGGGCATGTGGTACAGCTTGCGGACTGACGATTCTTCACGCCTGCATCGGGCTTCTCGCCATCAGCAGAGGTGCAGTCAGGGGCGGCTGCAGCCGCGTCTTTGTCGTAGGAGCCCGCGTAGAAGATACGGCTGACCTTGGGAGCCGCCTTGACCACGATCACATCCAAGTGGCGGTCTTCGATCGATGCGATCTCCTTGCCACCAGACAACAGTCGGAACACGCCACCCTTGATGGATACGCGCTTCATGCCTGCACTGGTGTTAACGCCACCGGCCAAGGCCAAAGTTGTGGCAGAAAGTTCTGCGTTCTTAGCGAAAGCAGGAACGTTTGAGGGATTGAACATTGCAATATTGCTCATTTTGTTTTCCATTAGGTAGGTTTGCGTACAGAGATGTCGAACTCAGATGTTGAATTCAGACCGGGCGGTACGACCCCGGGGTTTTCTTCCAAGAACTGCGCCATGTTGAGTTGCGCAATTCGCTTTTCTAACAAGTCCACGGCCTCATGCTCGATCATAAATTTCTTGAACGAGTCCCAGTCTTGTGTGTAGTAACGAGTCTTCACGGACATAACTGCCGTGCCCTCGGTAGTGCGTACAGATGTGACCCCCATGGCCTTCATCTGCTCTTTGATCGCATTCTTGATCTCGTCCTGTTGCCCTTTGAGTACTTCCGCTTGGGTGTCGTACTCTTGGGTCAGTTCGGTCATGCGTGTACGTAGCTTGCGGTAAATTTTTACCAACTTGTCTAACGGTACGGCTTCTTCTTCCATTGCTTCTCCTGTTTAATTATTTGTCTAAGGTTGGACAGTGTACATGTAAATTTAATCGTTGCAATACCCCTTTCAAGATTTAATTTCAGTTTCGAACATATCGGTAAGAAGTGTGTTGTCACTAACTTTACCTTCCAGTACATGGAACATGCGCTTCTCAATCGGGCTACCCTGAATGTGAATCACAGTTACCTTGTCTGAGTCTTGCCCCTTGCGGTCAGCACGAGCACAGCACTGGATGTACTGCTCCACGCTCATGAGTGGCCCATAGAACACCACAGTGTCAGCGGCAGTCAGCGTGATGCCGTGCGCAGATGCCGCAGGCTGCATCACCAATACCCTAGGGTCTGGCTCTGTCTGAAAGCGGTTGATCGTCTGACCTCGTTTGACTGGCGTGATGTCTCCATGAATACACTCATTGACAATACCCTTCTTGGTGAGGTATCTGCTGATGGTGTCGATGGTGCTTCTAAACAGAGCAAAGATGATGACCTTGCGATCAGTCTCCTCCAGTATCTCCTCCAGTACAGCAAGCCTAGGCGCTGAGTCAAACTCCACGACTTCCTTGTCGTCTGTGTAGGCGGCTCCACAACTGATCTGCAAGAGCTTACTCACACCAGCGGCGGCATTGACTGCCGTGATGGTCTCGCCTGCGGCCTGCACAAGCATGCGCTCCTTCAAGAGATCGTAGTACTTCTTCTGCTGTGGTGTCAGGGCTACCTCACGGGTCATGGTAATCACTGGCGGTAAGTCTAGGCACTGTGCTTTGGTGTAGCGTATCGCAGGTTGCAAGGCTTCGTGTACTCTCTCCTTGGCATCAAGCTTGGCCGCCCACTTAAACATCGTTACCTTGTTCATGACCTGATCGCGCCATGCCGTGAAGAACTTGGGCACACCTTCGGGGTTGACTAATTTTGCCAAGCCGTACGCATCCACAGGCGACTGTGAGGCAGGAGTGCCTGTCATCATCCACAGGTAGGTGTTAGGGTTCAGGATGGATGCCAGAGACTTCCAGCGCTTGGTTGTGATGGTCTTGTAGGCGTTGGCCTCATCCACAATCACAAGATCAAAGCGGCCATCGTTGACCACCTCTTCGGCAATCAAGTTCAAGCCTTCGTAATTCGTGATTACAATTTCGTAATCTCGCTGAATCATCTCGATACGGCGACTAGCTTGAGGATGGTGCGCTATGACGGCAGAGCGATGAATGATGCTGTTGTTGATGTCCCCCATCCATGCGCTGTGCATGATCGACAGGGGGCACAGGATGAGCACCCTACGCACCTTGCCAAGCTTCATCAGGTAGTCAGCCGCCCACAGTGCTGACAAAGTCTTGCCAGTGCCGGGTTCCGAGAACACGAATGCTCTCCTGTACAGCGTCAAGAACGCGGACGTCTCGATCTGATGCGCCATGGGTGTGTAACGCCCCGGCCAGTCATAGCGCCTAGTGATAGGCGATGGTACATTTTTAACACCTAGGTTACGCAAGACCCGCGCTTCATCAAGCCCCCAATACACTGCCACATCGTAGCCACCATCCATGCGCTCGATGATCTTGTGTTTGGGTATGACTTTGTATTTGTGCGGGTTCCTTGTGCGTAAGATAAGTGCTCTGTCTTCTACGATTTCCATTGCTTCTCCAAGCTATTATTTTCCGTTGTCGCTCTGGTTGGCGCTCTTACTACGCAGGCGTGTGTTGCCTGTTACTGACTTGCCCCCTGCACGTAGGGGTTTGATGTGATCGATGTCCTTGCCTGTACGCTCAACACCTTTCTTGTCATAGGCTCTACGAGCTTTTTGACGTTCGACTTGGTCGGCTGTCTCGCCCGTTTTCTTTTGCAGTTTGTATGCGTGTTTGTAGTCACGCTTGCCGTTGGTTTGTGTCATGATTACTCCTTTATGCCGTGAAATTTTTCAATTGCTCTTGTGTAGTTGAATAGGTGTAAGCCTATCGACATCAAGTCCGTCCTTGTAAAACCTGCCTCGTAAGCAAGCTTGGT